GAACTAGGATCAAATTGACCTAGACCACCGAGACCTATGCCTTGTGCAGTAGTAAATTGACCAGGAAGCCCTCTTAGTATTCCTGCTGCTTCTCTAACAGCCCCAGCACCTTCTCTACCAGCTTGTTGTAAATANTCNGTAGCTAANCCTGTAGAGCCTAAAACGTTTGATAAACCTTGTTCAGCTANTTGTTCGCCTCTTTGTATATAAGGCATATAACTACCAGCACTTTCACCTGCTAGTCTAAAGGCTTGTTGTTCTGCAGGGGTAAACCCAGCTATACGCTCACCTTGATAAGTGTAAGGTGTGGCACCTTCAACGCCCATACCAGTAAGTCTATTTACTAATTCTTGATTGAGTAGAGGCATGATTCCAGGAATATTTGCTCCTGGTACACCAGCAAAAAATTGTTGTAAAAATGCTGGTGGTAAACTTTCTACTCTTGCAAATTGTTGTGTTTCTGCCATTATGCCCTACCTAATCCCATTCGTTGTGCTTTGTTTTCGTTACTGTCCATCATAGCGTATAACATTGCGATACCTTTATCATGATCGCCATTTCCTATTCCTTTTACAGCTTGTTTAGTCATCACAAACTCACCGTCGGCAAGTAGTGCTGGTATAGTATCTTCATCCCCTGATCCGTTAGGATCATTAGTACCACCTCCTGTAAAACGTAAATCTACCTCAGGCAATTCCCCACCGTCGGCGAGTCTTGCTATACCGCCAGTTTTGGCGGTCATAATTGGCGATTGACTAAACTCAGGAAAAGCTAAATCACCATAACTTTCATCTTGTTGTTTTCTTAATAATTCCATATAAGCCATACTTACAGGATCCATAGCTACACCAGAACCTTGGACTCCTGGCACACTAGGTAAACCTCTCATGTTGCCTGTTCCGTATACATCGCTAACAATAGCTGGTCTTAAACCTTGTGTTAAATATTGACCACCCATTGCTGCTGGCATTGTGTTATTGGGTGCTGCCACAGGGTCAAAAGCTCCTAATAAATTTAAACCTTGCCCAGCCAACATTGCTTTTGAACCTAAAGGTAATGCTTTTAGTGCTTCGCCAAATGCTGCTGTGTTATCGCCTCTAAGAGCACCACCTATACCTTCTAAAAAAGAACCTGAAGTACCACCGTATGAAGTTGCTCCTTGTTCAGCTAATTTTCCAAAACTACCACTTCCTGGAGTTATTGTGTCTCCTGTGATACCAAAACCTTGAGCTATTTTGCCTCCAGTGTAAACTTTACCAGCACTCATAACTGAGTCTTTTAAACTTCTACCTTCAGCTAATGAACCTACTCCTTGTCCTATCGCAGCACCCATCGCTGCAGAACCAGCAGGTCCACCGATAGCGAACCCTACTACTGTAGCGATATCTCTAAGATTCTTTTTGAAAAACTTTTTTAAACCCATCAGTTACCTTTCGTTACTTTTTTCATTTTCTCAAATGTACGTAAGCCACCTAAACCGAGCATGCCCATTAGGATGGTGCTGAGTTGAGCGAATTCAAACTCAGGTAAAGTAATAGTATACCCTGAAAGTGTGAGGATAGTAGCCAAAAGAGGACTGAAAATAAAGTGATAACCGAGTGCAACCGCACATATCCAACCTACCATCGGTCGCCAACCAGCAACAAATATGCTAGCATGTTGTGCTTCTGCTTTATTTAACTCTATTTGTGCTAAATTAGCATTATGTAGAGACATTTCCATTTCGTGTTTAAGCGTAGCTTGTAGATCTTTGTCTACTATAAATTTATCTACTACACCACCTACTGCGTCTATTAATTTATTTGGAATCATTTTGTTTTTTCTTTAACTCTCTTTCTTTCATTAGTAGTACTAAATCGTGCCAACGATAATAACGTTTATTAACGTCATCCCAAAACATACCTTTATAGCCTTTATTTTCTGCCGACATATAAACCAAACCATGCTGCACCTGCACCTACTATAACAGATACAAATGCACTTTGTGCGTTAGTGGGATCAGGTAGCGTCATGAACCATTCTGTAGTTCTATAAAAAGCATACCCATATAAAGTAATAAGTAACCTAGGAAAGACTCTCCATTTATCAAATCCTTCTGCTAAATTATACCAAGTCTTACCTTCATTAAGCGTTATTTTTTGAGCTTCTTTCATTTGCTCGTCTATAGTCATATAAGAAAAATTTAATTGTTTAAATTATTGTATATTACTTTTATTAATTTGATAAATTTTTCTTGAGGTAGGTCGTGTTTTAAAAAGTTAATAATTTTACCAACAAGCTGGATGTTGTCAATACTATAGCCGTCATCAGGGTTAATACGGTCAATAGATATATTAAAATCTGATTCTTCATCTGTTCCTCTTTTAAATGTTAATTCTTTTCCTGTGAGAGCACACTTACCCTCTTGTTTTGCGTATAATATAAATAGTTCTTGGGGAGTAACATCCCAGGTAATACCTTGTTTTTTACGTACGTATCTTAATTGAACGTATAAGTGTTGTATATAGGTTAAGGGAGTACTATTGATTTTTTCATAACGTCTTTCTAATTTACACTCGTTACATTGGTTGCTATTTTTACTTTGATCAAAATTACTAGCAGGCTTACTAATCCCGCAGTAATGACATTTACGAGATCGTGACACTGACTGTACCTAGTGCTCCTGTTAAGCCAAAACCTAAATCGTTATTAACGTAAAATTGAGAAGTAAATAAGTCTCTCCATCTGCTACCATCCCAGCATTGAAGTGTGTCTGTATTAGTATTAAAAATTATAGAGCCTTGATTATAAAAACCTATACTCCGTTCCGCAGTGTTTATTTGACTAGTGTTTGAGGGATCAAATTGACCTAAGTTTATTTCTAAAACACGCACTAACCTATTAAAAGTGTCAGACGTTACCTGTGGCTCCATGCTAATAGGCAGTCTAGTAGGCAATAGTTTAGCCACTATCTTCTTCCGTCTGGCTGTATATCAAGTCTAGTAGCTCCTAAACGCCAACCCACATCAGTGTTACCTGAGTTAGCAGCATCGTCGTCAGACTCTAAGCGTAAGGCTATTTGTCTTGCTCTAGCCCTTACATCTGCTTTAGTAGTTGTGCTTTGTATAGCACTTGTGCTAGCAGTAGTTAAAGTGTCTCCAGGATAATTGCGTGTTTTTAGAACTACGTTTACTTTTCCTTCACTACTGTTACTTAAAAATTTAATGTCAGGAATAATTCTACGCACAAAACCAAAAGATTCACCATCTCCAATATCAAAATCACTACTTTCTATAAACACATTAGTCATAGGGCTACCATCATTATCATACCCAAACTCATGTTCGTACAGGTATTGACCCTCTGTAGCTCTAGGGTAATTAACTATACCTTTATCTAACCAAGCAGTTCTTGTAAGTTCCCCTATCGACCAAACATTTTCAGCGTAGTTGTAAACTACATATTTGTCTATGTTTAAACTACTGCCTGAAGGATAATACCAACCAACTTCATTAAACTCTGTATTACTAAAAGCAAATATTTTGAACGCTTGACCTGCATTTAAATTATCAAAAACGTAACTTAATACAGAACAAGGAACTTTTTGTACTGATCCATTATACACGTAAAAACTATCGTAACCCATCCAATATACTCCGCTAGGAGTAGTAATTGCACCTTTAGGACTTATAAGTCCTGTACTGTCGTTAATTAAGTTAAGTCCAAAAGTGTATGGTGGTCCAATAAACTGCATACTGTATAAAGCTATGTCAGTCCATATTAATATTTCTTGACGTGCTTTTACAGCACCAATTATAATACTGCCTTCAGATAACCTTAAACTACCAGCTGTGTTGGTGTTTAAAGGCTCAAACTCTAAAGAATTTTCTTGGTCGCTAAAAGCTATAAACATAGGATCAATGCTCCCTGTCCTAGCAGTTCCACCAGCGTTTAAAGGGTCGGCACCAAGTATAACTAAGTGTCTATCTATTTCGCTGACTATACTTTGTAGCCCAACTGTGGGCACAAGATTAGCACCAGTTATTCCGCTTAGTTCAGTAGCCCTAGTACTTACGCCATTAGTAGCATCCCAATAGTAAATACCACCGCCACGTGGGTTAATAACTAAATCTTCACCAAAGTTATCATGAGCCCAAAGCCTTAATTGATTAGAGGAAGATATAGCAGTTGAGGAACCCCATGTACCTGCAGACCATGTTCCTACTCCCCACCCAGTAGAGCTAACATACTCATCAAGACCTGTGTTAATTTGATATGTACCTACGGTATTACTACCACCGTTACCGCTGTCAGAAGCGTTAGCAGTTACTGTCGACCCACTAGTGTCTTTAGCTTCCACGGTATAACTATTAGCATTAACTATGGTAGCTATTTGGTACTCTTGGTTTAAAACTGTCGCTGTAATTAATCCACCTAAACTAACAGCACCGCTAAAAGTAACAAAATCATTCTGTACTGCACCGTGTGCGGTGTCTGTTATGGTAAGAGTCGCATCACCGTTAGAAGCGGAAAAAGTAACGTCACCAGCGTTTGTAGTAGCACGGATTGGTGTAATGTCATTAAAAGAGTCTCCTTCTTCAATGTAGTATTTTAAATTA